AATAGCCATTTTTTATTCCTTTATTTTATTAATTCGTTGTCAAAATAATCTTCAATATCATAAGTACTGACACCGTGTTTTTTTGATACCACTTTGATAATCCCATCAATCTTTGATATAATAGGGTCTTTTGCCTTATTAATCCTAGAATAAACATCATTTATCGCAGCTTTCATCTTTGGAGATAATTTCTTAAACTCCGCAGTACCTTGAGGTCCGCTATACCTACGTTCATTCAGTCCTTGCGTAAACGTCTTAAACGACAGGTCGCTCATTTATTCTTCCTCTACTTGGTCGTCATCTATCTCAAATGGTTCAGCCGGTTCAACACCAGTACCTATAGCACTAACTGAAGCAACAGTAACATCATCTAAACCAGAAGCATCTTGTACCGCCTCTAATTCATCACCAGCGTTTAGCCAATCATTTGCCACGGTTTGTCTTTTATTATCTAACGCTTGACCAATTTTATCAACCAACGCACCTTTAAATGCGTTCTGAGCGGCAACATTATCACCACTCGCTAAAGAATCAACCATATTTTCTACATTTTCATTCGACATAATTATTCATCTCCTATCTTATATTTATAGTTGGGAATCATCAAAATCAAGAGGTTCTTGTTGTGCGATAATTCCTTGTTTTATTTCGTCAGCAATCTGACTATCAATTTCAAATATATCTTCGTCTGTCTGTTGTAGAATATTCTTTCTTACATACTCAACAGAATAATATTTACCAACATATGGACTAACATCATTCGCTAGACCAATTCTTTCTCTCAATATTTCAGCATTTTTTAATTCTGCGAAATATCCGTCTTTCAAGAACGTATATTGTATATGTTCTTTTATATTAACCCAATCTTCAATTGTAATAATACCCTTTAAAACTAATTGAGTTTTGAGTACATCACTAAAGACTTGACTAAATCTCTTTCTTAATCTCTGAACAAATTTAGTAAACTTCAATTCGTCCCTTGTAATCTCTGCGGCTCTTCCCATGTTGAAACCATTGTCTGATTCCATTCTTGAGATTGGTACATTCAGGGATTGGTATAATTTCTTTTGAAAATATTCTATATCTGAAATTTCGCCTAAGTTTGAACCGCCAGGGAGTGTAGTAACTTCGGTACCTTTCGCACCTTCTCTACGAGGTAACCAGAAGTCTTCAAGCATTGACATATGTTTTCTGTCATCTCTAATCTCACCTGTTGAGGCATCATAGACAAGTTTATTTCTATATCTTGCCATAACATCTCTCAAATAAGATTCTGCTTTTACTTTAGGTAAATTACCAACATCAACATAGAATATCCGTCTTTCTGGTGCTCTTACTATTCTGTAAATAACAACAGCATCCTCAATCATTCTTAATTGATTGGTCGGTTTAATTGCCTTATGTAAATGACCCATGACCATGTTTCTAGTCTGGTCAACAACACCAGATGTTACATAGCATATAGAGTCAGCTGAGATTTGAAGACCAGCGTTTGAGCCTGATGGTTGTATTCCTTTTTCATTATAGACAAACCATTCCGCTGTGGTTTCTATTATCTCAACACCCTTGCCCTTCGGGTCCCTTTTCTTTGAGACCTCACGAACTTTCTTAATCTTTCGTGGGTCAATATATCTTAATTCTGTTAGTCCTTTTCGTGGACTTTTCGGGTCAATAACTTTATGAAAGTAGATTCTTCCGTCTACATACCAGCGTCTAAAAATATCGTGACCTTTTTCATCAAAGTTAAGCAAACGCATAACTTCTTCAAATTCATCACGAATCTTTAGTTTAATATTGTCCGATATTGCTAGTTTATCTAGCGATAAAGATACCGAAGTATCTCTTTCATCTGAAACAATGACTTCGTTGATGATATCTTCAACTGCCATATCACACTCTGGGTGCTGAGCAATTTCCCGATATCGTTTAATTAAGTCAACGTCATTCTTGGCATTGACTTCCATATCCAAGTATTGGCCGAAATAACCGCCAGCAGATATAGTAGTAGTACCATCATCAGGAGAAGCGACAGTAAACGCTTGTTTCGCTTCTGCCGGTTTCTCCCTATTGTCTTTGCTTCTCGTTATTTGGAAACCAAGTAAGTTCGCCATATTATATTTTCCTTATAACTTATTAAAAATTATGTATTATTCATTTACCTATGCGACACCAGTCCAATCACGATATTCCTGGTTTGGAGTAGTGAAATAATCATAAGTGAGCGTTACATCAAAAGTTTGAATTTCATCATCAGTATCCATGCTCAAATCAATCGCAGCAATATCACTCGGGAAACACCCGTGTAGTGTAATCTGCCTGATTGAATTGCCATCTCTATTCAGTTGATGAATCTCTGCTTCAGCTTTATAAAGGTCTACTTCTGAGAGAGTTTTATTCGACATCACGTCATTAATCAAGTTCTGCCAATCTTCAAACGTATTATATACTGAAAAGTCATCATTCAATACAGTAATATCCCAAGGTTCAAACGTCCTAGTATCTCCAGCAATTTGAAGTTTACGACCTCTGAAAGCTACTTCCGTAGTACCAATTGTTTGTTTTGGTAACGTAGTTGCTGAACACAAATACTGTATCTTCTCTTTAGCACTATTCCCGCCAGCAACAATGGTTGGTAATGTTATATCAACACGAAATTGATTACTTCTTACGCCGCCTGACTGTAGCTGGGTCTTAAACGAGTCTATCATTGAATTTGCCATTTATATTCTCCTTTATGCGCCAGCAACTTCAGAAAAGGCTACGCCAGTTCTAGTTGCGACAAAGTTAAGTTGAATGAAGTTAATAGACCGATTAGGTTTGATAAAGATATCAGCCCTAAATTCGTTTCTGTCTATAACATCGCCTGTGTTATTTGTATCATCACACACAACACTAAAGTCCGTAATACCTCTACGTCCTTGCACACTTCGTAAATACGGTTCAACCATATTTCTGAAAGTTGACCTAGTAGTAGCGTCATTAAATTCAAATAGTTGGTATTTAGCCGATGTAGCAATTGCCTTCTCTAGAACATTGAACAATCTACGAACATTGATTCTATCAAACGCACTTGGTTTTGCCTGAGCAGTTTTATCGCCATACAACACAGTACCTTGTCCTGGGAAAGATACAACTGGATTTACTCTAGCTTTGTAGAGCGAATCTCTTTGTGCTTGATTTGGATTAAAGGCAAGTTTTACTGCGCCTCTAATTTGTCCACGATTGAAACCACCTGGTGACCACCAAGGGTCTTGGTCGTTGTCAGTTCTTGCACAAAGACCAGCGATATCTCCGTTAAGAGGTACCCAACGATATGTGTCATTATATTTGTCATACATATATTTGTAACCACTATCAAACACCGCATAGCTTGTTGACGGAAGACCGTCAGCAAACGCCTTGACATTAAGTGCTTGTTCAGTAGTATCAGTTACGTTTACAACATCTGCTTGTGCAGGTGAAATAAATGCTACACAATCTTTCCTGGCAGTAGCAACATCCATAACCATAGTTGCTTTTGTGTCGCCAGTAGCGTCAGCAGCAGTCTGTGAAGGACCGCACATTAACAACTGTACATCTTCTGTTTCTGCATCAGCAAAAAAGTCATATCCAGTTGCAAACTCAGCGTTAGTAATTGTATAATCGTCTGTACCACCTGTTAATGATGAGTTAAATATTGTAAAATCATTAGCACCTTGTTGGTCAAATGTTTGCCCTCTTTTAGCTGAGCCAGCATTTGCTAACGTAGATTCATGGTCCATCCAATAGATATATTCTGACCCATTGTATATAACATCTCTATAATAATTACTCGCACCAGTAGATGATTTTGCATCAGAAGCTTGTGAAACGCTTTCAAATGTTTCTAAAACCGTGCCAGCTTTACCTGATATGCCACCATCTTCGTCTACTACTACAATATGCATTTCGTCTAGCGAACCACTAACAGCAAGTACATCATCTGTAGTTGTAGGTGGTTGTGAAAAGTTAAAGTAGTATTCCCAATGCCTTCTAGCTTTAGCATTATCAACAAGAGCGTGTCTTAATCCGCCTGTTTCTGTAAGTCCTGTCATAGTATTGAATCTTGCGACTGTTAAATCTTGGCCAGAAACAGCAGTTACTTTGTAGAAAAATCCAGCTGGAGCAGTAGTCCAACCAGAAGCATCTCCAAATTCTAATATATCTCCAACATTCATCAAACTACCGTCATCAACAGTAACAGCTGTAGCAGCTAATGCAACCGCACCATCTACTAAGTTGCCACCCATTGAAGATGGACCAAAAGCTGTTGAATTGGAACACATAGAAACTTTTAGATTGTTTGCTAATGTTCCTGCTTCTCTAGCAGCCCATGCGCCAACAGCGGCTTCGCCAGCTGAATAGTTATCCCAATAATGGTTTTTGTTTTTAATAAGTATAGGTGTTCCTGATACACCAGCATTTACATTGCCAGTTACAGGACGCACTACTTTCAGGTTGTTTCCATATCCTAAAAAGTTAGCAGCTGTAAACCATTGCTCAAAGTTTGAAGCATTCGGTTTACCAAAAATGTTGACCAAATCAGTTTCACTACCAATAGTAGTTACTTGCCCGACTGGCCCTTTTTCTGCCGTTAACACAATACCTCCGATGCTTGCCGAAACAGCAGCGACCGTATTGGTTAAATCTTTTTCAGTTACGGAGACCCCTGGTGATACTTGAAAAGCCATATTTAGTTCTCCTTAAATTAAAAAAATTATTTGTCTTAACCCTTTTACAATATTTATAACTTTTGCGACCACTAGTTTTCGCCCCTATGATAAGATACGGGATTCCAGAGAACACCTGCATCATCATAAAACGAACTATTCATACCGGTCGGGTCATTTATCCCGTCATCTATAAATCCAAACGGTGCCATATCAGCTTCTATCGCATTTTTTTGGTCAGTGAACATTTGGCCACGCACATCCACATCAGTCAATTCTTTAAAATATCTTTGATTAGCTAACCACGCAAATATCACTAAACACATAACTAAATCGTCTGTGGCGCCTGGTTCCGCTTTAAATGACTTTCCTTTCGCAATAAAAGTAGATAATTCAGCGATAATTTCATAATCATTGATAATTAACTGGTCACCCTCAATTAAACTTTTCAGGTTAGACGTTCCGATTTTTTTCGTACCTTTCGTCATTCTCAAACCCAATTGATTGCCTCGTCCACTAAAACCTCCACCCAATACTTGTCCAGAGCGACCTCTTTGTGTACACATCATCATATTATCATACTCTAACTCAAATTGCATACTATCTGC